GAATCTGTAAATGCATCAAGCCTCGTAGTTGAAGAAGGTGTCCGTTTGGCAGCAGACAATTCTCTTGCAACACTCATCTCCGATGAGGGAACAAGAGCTGTAGCAGCTGAAACTTCTTTAAAGACAATCATCGACACTAACGAAGGTGTTAGAGTTGCAAAGCAAGCTTCTATCGACGCACGCATTTCTGCAGAAGAAGACAGAATGGACGCTGTATTGGCCCTATCAACAACCGACAAAGACAGCTTTAAAGAGATTGTTGACTTCATCAACGATGTAGACACAGCAAACGATTCTGGCCTATTGTCAGCAATCACAAGCATGGGTACTAGAATGACAGCTGAAGAGAACGCAAGAGTTTCTGGCGACGTTTCATTGGCGACACTTGTTGCTGGTGAACAGGCAAGAGCAGAAGGAAAAGAAAACTCTTTGGAAACAAGACTTATCGCTGAAGAAGGCACAAGATCTGCCGCAGTTTCTGCAGTTAGTTCTGACCTTGTAGTTGAAGAGGGAGTTCGTTTGGCAGCAGACAACTCACTTGCAGCACTTATCAGTGGCGAAGTTGTAAGAGCAGAAGCAGCCGAATCTGTACTTCAAGACGCAATCGATGCTGAAGAAGCTGCTCGTATCTCCGCAGTTAGTTCAATCGAAGTCAAACACAATGATGAGATGACTATCGAAGAGAACGCAAGAATTGCTAAAGATGCCGATCTTAAGACTGACATCCAAGCAGTTCACGACAAGTGGAAACGCAAGACGCACGCACCATTGGTAGCACCAGCTGGTGCTGGCATGCACATTGTTGACCTCGCAACAGACGGTTTCAATCCAATGTCTCAAGTGGCATACGTAACTCTTAACGGCTTAGTACTGTCTCCAGTGACTGGCCTTGTAGGTGATTATACCTTGACGCTTGACGTAAATGGAAACGTTACTGAGATTGTTTTCCAAGTGCCTTTAGAAGTCGGCGACCAGATCGCTTACTTTGGTCAAGAAGCCTACTCTTTGATTTCTTAATCAAAAAGTTAAAAAGATTAAAAAGAAACTTTATTCTTGCCCTCCCACAAAAGTGGGAGGGTTCCTTTATATAAAACTAGTTATGGTTAATTGGAGGGCAAATTTTGTTTAAAAAAATGATCGCCATGTTCTCTAAGAATAAAGAACAAGAAAATCTAGAAGATAAAGAAAATTCAACAGAACAAGAAGTGTCAACCGCACCGCAACCATTGCCAGATATCGTAGAGATTCCATGGAAGAGCGTTGCAGGTATAAAAAACTTTGAAGATACTTTGTTGAGAATACACAACGAACTTAAAGAATTCTATTATAAAAGTAAAATGCAAGAAATAGGAACTTTAAGGGCGATAGATAAATTAGAAAAGTTATGTGACGAGAAAGAAGAAGAATTAAGAGAAGAGTTTTTGAAAGGCGCGGAAACTGAATATATATTCGAATTACCTGCCGCAACTGGAAAGCCCGGTTTTTTTAAAAAAAAGAAGCAAGATAAATAATCTGATTTTGAGAAAGTAACTAACTATTTATTATTGTGATAAATTAATCTAGATTTTTGATTTTAAGGAGAATCTTTAGATGTCTGTAAGAAAATTTAAATTTGTATCTCCCGGTGTTTTCACCAAAGAGATTGACAACTCGCAGCTACCATCAGCTGCAACCCCAGCTGGACCAGTTATTGTAGGTAGAACACCTAAAGGTCCGGGAATGATGCCAGTAAAGGTTGACTCGTTCGAACAATTTGTTGACGTTTTTGGAAACCCAGTCTCTGGAAAAAGAACTGGTGATGTTTGGAGAGAAGGAAACTATCAGGCCCCAACATATGGCTCTTATGCCGCACAAGCTTATTTGGCTGCAGATGTTGACTCTGTTACATTCGTCAGGCTTCTTGGCTATAAAAATGAAGATGCAGGTGATGAAGGGCATGCAGGTTGGCAAACAACGAAAACAGTTCCAACTGGCACTTTCCTCGACAACGGCGGTGCCTTCGGCTTGTTCGTTATGCCTAGTGGAAGTGATAATACTTCTTTGACTGGAACATTAGCCGCTATTTGGTATGTTGATTCTGGCTCTGCAATCGCTCTTAGTGGAACAAAGGCTGCAGAAAGCACACAGGTAATCTCTGGCGGTGCGATAATGAATCAGACCAATGATGAGCTTGAGTTCACTGCTGTTATTATGTCTGGCACAACCGTTAATGATGTTAAATATAAGACGTCTTTTAACTTTAATAAGTCAAGCTCTAAATACATCAGAAATGTGTTTAATACAAACCCGCAAACTACTGGTGGTGTTATTCCAGAAACAAACTTAAAGAATGCTGAAGCCAAATATTGGCTTGGTGAAACTTTTGAAGCCAGCGTTTTGGATGCAGTAAGTGACAAAGGCAAAGCCATGGCTATTATCTTACCACTTGATCAAAAAGCAGATTATAGACAGGACGCAAGAGAAGCCCACACAGGATGGTTCTTTTCACAAGATTTAACAACTAATTCTGGATCTTATAAGCCAGCTGACATGCAAAAACTTTTCCGCATTCATGCACTTTCTGCAGGTCAAGCAACTCAAGAAGAGCTTAAAATTTCGATTCAGGATTTAACTTACTCTAGAGATACTACAGGTGCAAATCCATTTGGCAACTTCACGTTAGTTGTTAGAAAAGCAGATGACACAGATGATGTACCACAAATCGTAGAAAGATTCTCAAACTGTAACTTGAACCCTCTTTCTCAAAACTATATTGGAAGAAGAATTGGTGACAGAAGAATGGTCTGGGATAGTGACCAAAGAGTTCTAAAGAGCTATGGAAACTATGACAACATCTCTGCTTACGTAAGAGTAGAAATTGCTGACGAAATAGAACAAGCAGCTATTGATCCAAGATTGTTGCCATTCGGCGTATATGGGCCTCCAAAATATGCAGGTAGTGATGCGATTACAGCAACCTCAATTGCCGGAAATACGATTATCATGTCAGGTTCTAAAATGCCATTCGGACCAGCTGGAAAGGTTATGGATACAGGATCTCTTGCTAGTACTAGTCTTAAATTAGAATTTCCTTCCTCTGCAATGAGGATTTCAGCATCAGCTGGTGGAATCTCTAATCCAAAAAATGCATACTTTGGCTTAAATGTCTCCAGCTACATGGAAATTTCCGCATCTTCAGGATCAACTGAGAACAGAGCAGATCCGGGCTACGGTGACTACATTTACGCTTTGAGCGACAAGTTTAATACAAGCGATGATGCATCTACCCAAAACCAGTTAGTACATCAGTGGACTTTCACTTTGGACGAATTAATTCTTTCTGGAACTTCAACCGTTTATTGGGAAGAGGATTCCAGAAAAGACGGAAACTCAATTACGGCAAAGGAAGGTAGCTGGAAAGAATTCATCGACAAAGGCTATACAAGATTTACCTCACCACTTTACAACGGCTTTGACGGCTTAAACATTAGAGCAATTGAGCCATTCAGTAACGATATCGTTGGTGAGGGAACAGTTCAGAAAAACTACGCATCAAATTCAATTAGAAGAGCAATTGATACAGTTTCTGATCCAGAGTTTGTAGATATGAACCTTCTTACAGTTCCGGGCCTAACGGACCCAACCTTGACAGAGCACATGATTCAAGTTTGCTCTGATAGGGGTGATGCGATGGCAATCATCGACATTCCAAACGTCTACACTCCATTTACAGAGACAAAGGCGGCCTACCAGTCATTCAAAAATCGTTTAGGTTCAGTAAGCGAAGCAGTATCAAATCTAGAAAACAGAGAAATCAACAGCTCATATGCATGCACCTATTATCCATGGGTTCAAGTAAGGGACACTGTGAGTAATGCGCTCCTTTGGGTTCCACCTTCAGTAGTGGCATTAGGCACTTTTGCTTCATCCGAAGCACAATCTGAAGTTTGGTTTGCTCCAGCTGGCTTCAACAGAGGCGGCTTGTCAGAAGGTTCTGCAGGGCTTCCAGTTGTTGCTGTAACAGAGAGATTGACCTCTAAAGATAGAGACGATCTTTACGACGCAAATATTAACCCAATCGCTTCTTTCCCGAACGAAGGTATTGTAATCTTCGGACAGAAGACGCTTCAAACAACACCATCTGCTTTGGACAGAATCAATGTTCGCCGTATGATGATCTTTGTTAAGAAGCAAATTTCTGCAGTAGCTAATGGTATTCTTTTTGACCAAAATGTTAGAGTCACTTGGAATCGCTTTATCGCAGCTGCTGATCCGATTTTGACAAGCGTTCAGAATAGATTAGGAATCAGCGAGTACAAGCTCATCTTAGATGACACAACCACTACACCAGACTTGGTTGACCAAAACATTGTTTACGCCAAGGTGTATGTTAAGCCAGCCAAAGCGATTGAATATATCGCAATTGACTTTGTTATTACAAATAGCGGAGCGGCATTCGGAGATTAATTTAGATATTAATCTCTACCAACACTACTTAAGAATATAATAGGAGAAAACATATCATGGCTAACAATTTTTGGACAAGCACTCAAGTAGAGCCAAAAAGAAAATATAGATTTACAGTTGAAATCACTGGCACCGGAGAAGTAGGTGTTCTTTGGTTTGCAAAGGGCGTTAATAAGCCCGAAATCACAGTGGAGTCTCAAGAGCATAGCTACTTGAACCACAAATTTCATTTCCCCGGAACCGTGACTTGGAACGAAGTAAGTGTTACACTGGTGGATCCTGTTAGTCCAGATGCTGCAAGAATTACAGCAGAAATGCTAACTGAATCTGGATATGCAGGGCCTTCTCAATTGAAAAGCCCAACTCCTTCAACCATCTCTAAGTCACGAGCTTCAAGTGCAGTTGGTCGAGTAGTTATTACACAGATTGACGCTGATGGAAATCCACTAGAGACATGGACCTTAAAGAATGCTTTCATTATCAAGGTTGCTTACGGTGAGCTTGAGTACGGTGATGACGCTCTTTCTGAAGTAACAATTGACTTTAAGTATGACTGGGCCGAGCTTCAAGCTGGTCGCGATGAATACTGGAAAAACTAAAAACATTTACATATAACATAAAAAGAGGTGTTAATTGTCTAGAAATAGTAGTAGAAAGAAGGCATCAACAGGCGATGTTACAGATAACAAGCCGGTTGCTGCCGACCCTGTTTTATCGGCAGGTGGATTTAGCTTTTCTGCCCCAACAGAGCACGTTGAGTTGCCATCAGGCGGCAGATATTATCAAGAAGGTCATCCCCTACATGGGAAAGATACTGTAGAAATTAAGTATATGACCGCTAAAGAAGAAGATATTCTGACTTCTCAAAATCTTCTTAAGAAAGGTCTTGCAATTGAGAGATTGCTGGAAAGCGTTATCTTGGACAAGTCGATTAATCCAAGGAACCTTTTGGTCGGAGATAGAAATGCCATCCTTGTAGCAGCTAGAATAACAGGTTTTGGACCAGAATATCTAACTCAAATCACATGCCCTGCCTGTAATACAAATACAGAGTATGAGTTTGACCTTACTGACACTACAACAAAAGAAGTCACAATTTCAGAAGGTGTACAACAAACAGATTCTGGAACATACGTTGTAGAGCTTCCTGTGACCGGTGTTCATGTGGAGGTAAGATTGTTGAATGGTACGGATGAAGCAAATCTTACAGCCCTTCAAGAGACAAAAAGAAAAAAGAAGCTGCCCGAAACACCAATGACAGATCAGCTGAAAGCCATCATTGCATCTGTCAATGGAAATAGTGAAAGGGAAATAATTTCACAATTTATTTCTGTAGCTCCATCAAGAGATACAAGATATCTTAGAAAAGTTTACGCTGAATTGACTCCGAATATTGACATGACATTTGAATTCGAATGTCCTTCATGCAATACCACGACGGACGTGGAGGTTCCGTTCACTGTATCCTTTCTTTGGCCTCGACAGTGAATATATAAAGAACGTTTATGAAGAGTTCTTTCTAATGAAGTATCACGGCGGTTGGTCTTTTGTCGAAGCATACAACCTCCCTATTAAAATTAGAAGATGGTTTTTGGAACGATTGGTTAAAGAAATCGAAAAAGAAGCCGAAGCGGTCAAAAAAGCAAATCAAAAATGATACAAAAAAAGATTGGCAGCTATCTAATTATAACGAATAGGAGCAATTTTTTATGGGAACCGACAACAAATCATTCTGGACTGATTCTTCAAATATCTACGCCAAAAGAAATAATCTATTTTTAGTGCAGTTTGATATGAATCGAAATTCTGTCGAACAAGATCGCATTTTGGGATCTATGAGCGGCATACAGTTTGTCGCAAAATCTGTAAACTTGCCTTCTTTTGCATTCTCAGAAGCTGAAAAAAAGAGAAACGCGATAGGGGGCAAGACAGCCAAGACCGTCCCCGGACGTGTAGACTGGCAACCAGTTACTTTGACATTTACAGACATAGTTCATCGCGAAAAACAGCTTGATCCCACCCGCGCCGCCCTTGGTGGTAGTCTCAATCTGGATCGGGCTAATTCTTTGCTTTTCGAAGATGCAAAATTTCTTAGAGACACTCTTCAAAATAATGTTAGAAATTACGACTCTCTTTATCAGTCTCTTATGCATGCATTTTCGAGAGCATTTACAAGTGCTGTATATCAAGGTGCTACTAAATTTGATAGAAAAAGGTTTCGTCAGTTTTTTAGTTTAGTAGAAATTACATCTATAAACGAAGTTGGGTTGCCAATTGACAAGTGGACTCTAAAGAAAATTTTCCCTGTAGAATTTAGAAACTCTGATTTATCATATGAAGATGATGGCATAAGAGAATTTTCTATAACCTTGGATTATATTGTGGCAGAATACACTTCGTACAAATCAGACGGATCTACTGAATTTATAAAAGCATTTAGGCAAACCGAAGATTCCGAAACCACCGATAAAAAGCTTTTCGGCGGCGGTAGTGGTTAGTACTTAGTTAAAAAAGGAATTAATAAATGGAAAACGAAAAATTTGTAATAGACCTAGAAGAGTTAAAAGAAAAGAAGCTCAATGAAAACTTCAGCAGAATGTTCGCTGGTCAGCTTAAACTCGCTTTAGGTCATATGTTAGGATGGGACACTTTAGGTGCAATAAATTCTTTAGTCAAGGGCAAGCCATCTGACATTAAAAGTCTGGCAAAAGCTCTGGGACATGAAAAGAAATATTTAGAGGCTATGAAAAAACATGGATTAGATAATCCACAAACTTTCAAAGTTAAGTCTAAATTAGATAAGGCAATTAAGGGATTTGAAAAGACTACGGGAATCCGATGGCCTTTCAAGTAGGAAATAATCAAGAATGGCGGATAATAGAACAACAGAGCAAATACTTGCAACAGCAGAAGCTAGGGTTTTAGAATCCGAAGCGATTGGTAAGCAAAAAGATAACATTAAAGAACTTACAGCTGCATTTAATGAGCTTGAACAGGCAAGGGCCAAAGCAGCCCAAACAGCTGCAGAATACGGAGTTGTCGGTCTGGAAGAAACTGATAATATTGGTAAATTAGAAGAGAAGGTCGCATCATTACAGACCACTTTCGAAAACAATGAATCGGTTAAGGAAGCTGCCGAAGCAGCTAGTGCCTACGGGCAGAAAACAGACGCTCTCGCTGGTTCTTTAGGAAACCTTATTGGTCTTTCAGAGGAATTTAATCAATCTACTGCCTCTACTGTTCTGGGTTTCCTTGACTCTAAAGATGCAGCTCTTAAGCTTACCGACTCTTTTAAGAAAACATTCAATGCCATGAATCTTATGGCCGGTGCTTTCGATCAAGTTATAGCACAATCCATCAAGCTGACGAAGGCTCAAGACGATGCAATTGCATCTTTTGCTAAGAATGGTGGAAATGTTGATAGATACGCCAAAGATCTAACAAACCTTGAGCAAAGCTTGTTCCAAGCAGGTGTTTCGGTAGAAGAAGCCGGAGATACATTGCTGGCTTTAAATAGTCACTTCACAGACTTAAGATTTCTATCCGACAAAGCTAGAGCAGATGTTTCCAAGACAACAGCTGTATTAAATGAATTCGGAATCGCAGCAGATATTACAGCTGGTAATATACAATTTATGACAAAGGCCATGGGCTTTACCGCGATGCAAGCATCAGAAACTCAAAGAGAATTGTTCCTCTTGGCTCGCACGATTGATATGCCACCAGAGCAAATGGCAACAGCATTCGGTGATGCAATGCCTAAACTCGCCGCGTTTGGTAAAGAATCAACTGATGTGTTTAAGAAATTACAAACAAACGCCCGCGCAGCTGGCATGGAAGTGTCTGATGTCTTGAGCATTGTTGAAAAATTTGATACGTTTGATGGTGCTGCTCAATCTGTAGGCCGCTTAAACGCAATTCTTGGAGGGCCATTCCTCGACTCAATTGAGATGGTGACTACTACAGACCCTACAGAAAGAATGAAAATGCTTTCAGATGCTGTGAATGAGGCTGGAATTTCTTTTGATGAGATGAGCTACTATCAAAGAAAGGCCCTAGCAGACACTATGGGGATGGATATACCTCAATTAGCCATGATGATGGCCAATGGATTTGATGCAGCTGTTCCCGGTGCCCAACAAAGTCAGGCAGAAATCATGAAACTCGCAGAAGAAGCAAAAAAGTTTCAAACAGTGCAAGAAGAATTGACACAGACATTGAGGGTATTTGCACAATCAATGTTGCCCATAATTAAAAGTATAAAGTCAATATTAGATGGCATTCAATTCGTTACAAATGCTATACCGGGCTTACAGCAGTTATTGCCCCCCTTGATCTTGGGACTTACAGGTGTTTACATAGCGGTGACTAAACTAAGTCTAAGCCTTTCGAAAGCAGGTCCACTGGGCTTCGCGATAGCCGGGATGGTTTTACTGATGCAAGCGTTTAGTTCAGAATCAAAAGTCATGCAGCTTGTTCTGGGCGTACTTGGCGTTGCCTTTATTGCTCTCTCTGTTGCAGTCGTCGCAGGTTTCACTTCTATGAACGTAGCTTCGTTCGGACTTATCGCGGGTTTGAGTGCATTGGCATCAGTTATTTTGCAGATTGCAAGCATTTTCTTGCACAAATCTATGTCTCCCGGATTTATAACAGTTTTGGGCATGGTGGGCACCGCGTTTAAAACCTTGGGCATGTTTATATTCCCAATTGTCGGCATTTTCAACTTGCTTTCATCAGCCATCTTGGGTTCTGCAAAGGCAGCTCATGATCTAGATGGAACAAAAGTCGAGATGACAACAAAGACAACGGCGACTTCTAAGACAACCGCAGTTCCATCTGGAAGCAGGGCAGGTGCCAAAGTCGTAGCTAGAGATGCTACAGGAAGAATTAGTACAGCAAATTCAGACGCAGCAACGGCCATGGCAGGAAATGGATCCGCAGCAGCACCCGCAGGAAAAGAGAGTGTTGATGTGAATGTCTCTGTGAAAGCAGATGAAAGTGATTTGATCAAATTAATTGTAAAAACAATTGAACAAGCAAATAGTTATAAGGACAGTGGCTTGAGGGCCACACCAAACACTATAAGGAATAGGATTTAAATATGGCAGGACTGAAAATAACACATCTCCCAACAGGAGCAGATTTTCTATTTAATGAAGAAGGGTTGGATAGTCTCACGGAATCATACGGCGCAAGCTGGAATCCAGAAAAGGTTTTTGGTAAAATGGATCCCATTTTGTCTTACTCCAACACAGAGAGAAAAATTGGTTTTAGTATACTCCTGACAGCAGACTCCGATAAAGAACAGGCAGAGATGTTGGCAAGGATTATGTATCCAACTTATTCAAATAATAATGCCCTTTCTCTAAAAGAACCCCCGCTTCTCCGCATCGAGTTTGGTAAATATTTGCGGTCTGGTAAGGGAAGGGGCTTGCTTTGCGCCTGTGAGAGTTTCGATCTCGAACGCGGAAGTTATTATTTCCAAGGCCAGTCACTTGTTCCAGCTGACTTGCAATCTGGTGAGATCTTAATTAAGTTCGGTGTCATTCCCTTGCACGAGTATGACTTGGGCTGGTTCCAAGTTACTGATTTGGAGGCCATGGCGGAAATTGCAAAAGCAAACACAACCTTCGAAACGAGGATAGACCCCGTAACAAAAAGAACAATCCGCGACAGGAAAACCAAAGATCCAATCCAGTTCCCAGTTATGCCTAAAATAGATGAGAACACAAAAGTCTATCAGTTTGGTTCTTCAACGCCAAAAAGAGTTACATTTTCTAATAGAATTATAAATCAGGTGTTTACAAGTAATAATCCCACTGGCTTATTTGCCTTAAAACCGACAAAAGAAGAAAAAGGGTGATTAAACAATGCCATACAAAAGAAATAGAAGCAGAACAACATTTTTTAACAATGAAAACCTCTATGACGAGTTCTTCGACAAGAAGAACAAAAAGGGGTTCGTACAATATTCGTCTCCAAATTTTAACGAAGTAACGCAAGAGCAAAAAAACGAGCTTGCTACTCATTCTTATACTTGGAAAACAGGAGACAGATTTTACAAATTAGCTTTTGAATTTTATGGCAAATCAGAATATTGGTGGATCATTGCACTTTTTAATAACACGCCAACAGAGTCTCATGTAAAGAGAGGAGACATAATTTCAGTCCCTCTAGATTATGAAGCAGTTGTAAGATTATACGGAGTTTAATATGAGTGAAATTTATAGTAGCTTTGAAAAATACGCTATATTAGGCAGGTCTTCAACAGCAAGAGATTTCCAAAGGAGCCTCCGCGACGCCGCAAGTTTGCCTGATAGTCCATACTTTAAATTTTATACCGAGGCACAAGATATAGTATCTAGCGAAGATAAAATATTAGCTTCTTTCATTCCCGCCCAGCGCTACCAAACGGGCCTTCAGGGTCGTTCTGGGAACGAGCCAACACCTTTTAAGACTGAAAGAGAAGAGAGTGGAAAAATAGCTTATGATCCATCGAATAGCTTAAGCAGCATAGGCGCAAATGTGGGAGATTTTATACCAGACTACTCGAACAAAGTTTCGTCTCTCAAGGAGGCAATAGAAAAATACAGACCATTGTACTTATCATCTATCACTGAATTTTCATCAACTAGTGATAAAATCGTAACAAGCAGACAAGTTTTAAGTGTTTTGGACGAAGAATCTAGGAAAATGCTTAAAAAAAGCGAGAGACAAATACTGAATATTATTTCAGAAAAAGAAAAACAATTTTTAGATAACTTTTTAAGAGACAGAAGGTATTGGAATAAGAAAGAAAATAGGTTTTTAAATCCCGGAACTAGATTTTTCTCATTTACTCTCGATCCCACTCAAAAGCCCGTGGAGAATTATTACAAGCCAGACCCCGCTGCAACACAGGGGCCGCAAATTGGTGGCCTGACATCAGTCAATATACCAACGCAGACAGCAGAAAAGAGTAAAGAATTAATTAGCAGAATCGAAGGTCTAAAATCTTCTTATCAATTGGATGACCGCTACAAGTACTCTTCCGAATCTTTAGCAAAAATTTTATTAGCTCAAAGAGCGATTAAGGTTTTATCAATTTCATCAAAACAGACTTTATTGCTTACAAAGCAAGATCCTGATTTTGCAATCGGGTTAGAAAAGGCCATCGAAACAGTCAGCAGGGAAATAAACCAAAACCCAGATGCATCTGGATTAACAGAGGCACAAAAAGAAAACTTAGCCACAAGCATAAAGAAAGGCATAAAAATTAGGCCGCAATGTATTTTAATAAATAATATTTTGGAGCTTGCCAAGGCCAATCGTAAAAGGTTAAATGCAACTTATTCTGATAATCAAAATGACAAAATTATAAACTATTCATACACAAGAATGGTTAGCAACCCAGAAAATCCAGCAGCCACAATCAATAAGTTGACGAAGGTTCCCGGCCAAGAAGAGATTATGAACTTGAGGCCATATCAATTCGCAAGACTGTTTCCTTATTTAAGATTATACAAGGTTTTGACTTCCACGGACAAGGAGACGAAAAGCCAAGTTACTACTGAAGTCGAATTCAAGTTCCCAAATGCAACAAACGTTCAAAATACAAACTTCTCCATGGATATTTTCCAAAATCTTCAGAATCCACTCACACAAGAATATGGAATCAAATCATTTGATTGGAGATTTATAGGATCTGATCCATTTACTTATGCAAACGATATAGAAGCGACATTGGTAATTCACTTTAACGACTTTGAGCAGCTAGTTGT